CCTCTACTTTTTTTACAATCTGACGTACCCGTTCACGAGAAATATTATATTTATCCGCAATAGATTGCAGAGTTCGTTTTTTTTCGACACGTTCAAAATATATTTTCTTGTTTCTATCCATCAAAACGGGTCCTCTCCTGAACCTTTGTTAAATTTAGGGGCTTGAATATCAATTTCTAACGCCTCAAAAGCGGGTATTGCCCAAACTCGCACCGGTCGCTCTTTGATCCGCAGCAACCGGCTCTGCCCACCCAGATCACGCAAACGCTGCGCTATCTTGTGTGTCTTGTACTCAAAGAACTTGTTGCGCTTGAGGAAAGCCTCAAAGTCTTTGAGGCGAAACAGGGTGGTATTTGTGTCATCATCCGTCCACGGTCGCTTTAACAAGATTTCTTCCTTATCGTTGGCTTTCTGCATGTGAGCGCAGAACTCCTCCAAGTAATCGTAGAACTGACCGTTGGTACTGGCATCCTCTGCAACTTCGATAATTGCGCTTTCGTTGTCGCGCATCTCACTCATCAACGCACCTATACGGCCTTCCCAGATAGGCTTGCCCACCGTGCGAGGCATGAAGTTAAGTTGTTCTAAACAAGCCTTTTGAAACGCAGACTGATTAAGTAGAGCCTCTGTATCAAGCTCTAACGGTTCCCCGTTTACGTCGATAAACCAGACAGGCGGAATGGAATTATATTTTCGTAGATTGGCTATGGTAGCGCCTTGAGCCGCGGACCCTATGCCATGCTTTCTAGTCTGACATAATTCTTTATTACAATGCGCGTTGATGGGTGAGTCGCTGCAACGGTAGGCATAATCTTTTTTCTGTAACTGAGTAGCTACTATATTTACTTCATTTAGCGGCAACGGTGGCACCAGATACTGCATGTTATATGTCAGGATCTCTGACTCCCAGCTATCGGGATATGCCTTGCGTAAATACACGCCAATGTTAAACAGGCCGTTGTTGCGCCCGCCCTCAGATATTTTGTTTTTAAGAAGAAACTGCAAGCATGGCGGTCCTTCTTTCATAGGCGATATCTCAACGTCATCACCTATTTGCAATTTTGTTATCTGTTCTGGGGTTTGCTTATGAGCATCGTACAACGCAAAAAACTCGTTTAACGTAGCGGAGGTGCCATCATCTTTAATGGCATAGCGCAGCCCATCTTCTGCGTCATAATATGGTAAGTTCAAAAAGTTACCTACGTCATTACGCTCTAGGTGTAACTTGATCTGCTTTGGAAAGATTTCACTACCCCCATAGCCCAGCGCCGCAGATATTTGCAGGAGTGTGTGCTGCATGTCTTTGGCATCCACCCATTCGGTAGTAAACAGGAAGCAATGTGCTCCTCCTGATTTTGACCGGCAAACAACCAGTGGTAATTTAAAACGGCGGCACTTCTTGAGTA